AATTCTATGCTCATCTTTAAAGGCTAAACCCCATACATCATCTGGCAAACGATTTTTAAATTTAACCTTTATATTTCTCATAGTACAAAATTATAAAAAAAATTATTACCTTTGCAGCATGGCAAATAATCGAAAAATACGAATATATTACGATGGCAAAATTTGAGAAAGGGAATGCTGGGAAACCTAAAGGAGCAAAAAATAAAGTAACCAAAACATTTAAAGGTATACTTCAATATGTTCTTACTGAACTTCAAGATGATCCTAAAAACAATATGCTAAGATGGGCGCAAGAAAACCCAACAGAATTTTATAAAATTGCATCAAAACTTATCCCTACTGAATTACAAGTGGATGGAGATTTGACAGTAAGGCAATGGAGTGTAGTTATAACCGATGGAAATAAAAATTAATAAAGCATACAGCCCTGCCCTCACAAGCCAACATAGATATTTGGTTTTAAAGGGTGGGGCTGGTTGAATGGTTCAGGCAAATCAATATTCACCGTTCAAAAGCTAATCCTTAGAGTAACATCTGAAGACAAACATCGTATTTTATGCGTTAGGAAAGTAGCAACAACACTTAGAAACTCAATATATCAACTACTAATAGATAAGTTATCAGAGTATGGTATTTATAACGAATTTACCATCAATAAGAGTGAGATGAGATTTACTCATAATCCTACAGGCAATGAACTAATATTGCATGGTATGGATGACCAAGAAAAAATTAAATCTATTGCAGGTATTACTTCTGTTTGGTGTGAAGAAGCAACCGAACTTGATGAGTTAGACTTTAATCAGTTAGAACTACGTGTAAGGGGTGAAACATCAACATACAAACAATTTATAATTACATTTAACCCGATTTCTGAAACACATTGGATAAAAGCACGTTTTTTTGATACACCCGATAGTGATACTTTACTTTTAAATACTACTTATAAGGACAATCATTTCTTAGATGCTGATTACATTAAGCATTTAACAGAACGTGTGCGTAATAACCAAAATCTATACAAGGTTTATGTTTTAGGTGAGTGGGGCAAAGTAGATTTCGGAGGAGAGTTTCTTAAATGCTGGTCTACGGTTAAACACACATCATTTTTAAACTACGACCCATCACTAGCAATTTGGCTTTCATTTGATGAAAATGTCAACCCTTACTTCCCTTGTGGAGTTTTCCAAATTACTGATGAAAACGAAATACGAATGATTGATTGCATAGCTTTAAAAAACCCAAACAACACAACCAAAGAAATGGGGCGCACTATCCTAAACAAACTACGCAAATGGCAACACAAAGGGCAGGTGTATATTTGTGGGGATGCTACAAGCCAAAAGGACGATGTAAAGGTTGAGAAAGGATTTGATTTGTTTAGAATACTAATAACCGAACTGCAGGAGGTAAACCCAATAAGACGTGTGTCAAGGTCAAACCCTAATGTAAGACCCTCAGCGGACTTTTTTAATGCTATTTTAGACTACCAGGAGCAAGGTATATCATTTGTAGTGCATGAGGAGTGCCGAACTGCTATTTTAGACTATGAGAACACCAAAGAGGATAAAAATGGCAAAGTGGATAAAAAGACAGTTACCGACCCTGTAACAAAAGTAAGTTATCAACCTTATGGACACATAGTAGATTTAACAAGGTACTTAATTACAACCGTATTTAGTACTGAGTATCACAAATTTCAAGTAGGATTACAAAAACCTATCATAACAACAGGACGTGATTATGAAACTAAAGTTGTAACAAGATTTTAAAATATTAGTTACAAATATTAGTTTTGCAACATGGCACGTTTTCTTTTACAAACCGATTATTCAAGTATCATTCAAACTGCCGACTTAACGCAGATTACTGAGGGTACTAACCAAAACTTACTAGATGCCGAACAAAAGGCAATTAGTAGGATGCGCACTAAATTAGTTCAAAGGTATAATGTTGATGTTGAGTTAGGTAGTAGTGATACTGCTTATTCAAACTCTAAACACTACCGAACAAAAGAAAGAGTATTGCAAACCACTATTTACTCAGTAAAATTGTTTGACTTTTGGCTACCAAATACTAAATATGCAGTAAATGACATTGTTTGTGATGGTGATGGTTATGTTTACACTTGCAACACTGCAAATACAGGGCAGTTACTTACATCTACAAGCTATTGGACTGCAATGGTAAATATTACTTATTCTAACACTACCTATTGGCAAAATGTAGATAATAGATACCCTTTATTTATTGAGATTGCAATGGATTTAGCGTTGTATAACCTTTATGCACGTATCAATCCAAGAAATATACCTACTTTACGAATGGATAGAAATAGAGAAAGTTTAGACTTATTAGATGCTTGGGCTAGTGGTACAGATACTGCTGAGGTGTTAGAATTAAAGAACTATGAGCAAGAGGGCTACTCAATAAGATACGGTTCAAGTGATACAAAACAAAATAATTTTTTCAAATGAAAATACCATTTACAGATATAGACGTTTCTTTTAATAACCTATCTAAGCCACAGCCACGAAAGGCAAATGTAAGAGATACCATTACTTTTGAGCAACAATTACAAAGGGTTCGCCAGGATGCAAGTAAGTTTAATGTTGCGTTGCAAGCTGCTGAAAGTCCAATGTACCCTAATAGGTTTTTACTTACCCAAACCTATCAACAAATAATATTAGATGCTCAGGTGCAGAGTGGTTTACTACAAAGAAAGTCAAAAGTGCTAAGCCAAGCAATAGTATTAAGAAATGCAAGTGGTGAGGTTGATGAGGAAAAGTCAAAGTTGTTTCAAACTAAGTGGTTTTATGACTTTAGCAATTTAGCTTTAGATGCTTACTTTTGGGGTCATTCTCTTATTCAGTTTGGACCAGTGATTAATGATTCATTTGAAAGTGTGGAGTTAGTGCCACGTATTTATGTAGTACCTGAAAAGAATTTAGTGCGAAACAACACCGCAACAGTTACGGATGGTGTAATATTTACCGAAGCACCTTATAATAATTGGTGTATTGGTGTAGGTGGCAAAAACAATCTAGGAATAGGTATGTATGTTGCGCCTTATGTGATTTGGAAAAAAAACGCTTTAGCAAGTTGGGCGGAGTTTGCTGAGATATTTGGTTCACCGATTAGAATTGGTAAAACAGATGTAAGGGATGAGGTTACACGCAAAAATATGGAAAATATGATGCGTAACATGGCAACTGCTGCATGGGCTGTATTAGACTTAAACGATAGCGTTGATTTAACACAAGCAAGTAGAACAGATGCTTACCAAGTATTTGACAAATTAACAGAAAGGTGTAATTCAGAGATAACAAAACTTATTTTAGGGCAAACAGGCACGACAGATGAAAAGGCTTATGCTGGTAGCGCAAATGTACAGGCTAATGTTGCTGATATGATAGCCAAGCAGGATATTTTAAACATGGAGTATGTTATTAATCTTAGCTTGATACCAATGATGAACCGTTTAGGTTTTGGATTGGATGGTTACAAGGCTGAGTATGACAATACAGAAACACTAACACTAAGCGAACAGATTAAGATTGATGCTGAGATAATGAAAAAATACAATTTGAATATTGAGTATTTAGAAAACAAATATAATGTTGAAATTGATGATGCTGATAGTGCAAGTGAGGGTGAGGTAGTAAATATTGCTAAGAGATTGCAGAACCTTTATAATGTGTAAGATTTGCGACATAACTAATGATGGTATTGAGCAAGTGCCACCAAGTCCATTTGATGAAAACGATTTTAATCAATTAACAAATGGTGTTTGGATTGGTGCAATAACCGTTAACAATTTACCTTTAGCACCATACATTAAAACTGCTGAATTTTTAAAAGAAGGTTTAGATTTAGGAATATTTTTTGAATATGAGAAAGTAGATGAATTGTTAGTTGCTGACTTAACCGAAAATATTTATTTGTTTAGTGGTGCTAAGACTTATCAAGAAGTTAGAACGCTTACATCAATGTTAGCTGACCCTGAGTTAAAGAGTAATTTTTATAAGTTCAAAGAAGCGGCACGACCAGTATTACACGATTATAATGTAGCATATTTGCAAACAGAGTACTACACTGCTAAAGGTAGCGGACGTATGGCAGCATTTTGGGACAGAATAAAACAAGAAGCGGACGTTTTACCCTTGCTTCAATATCAAACGGTAGGTGATGCAAGGGTACGTCCAACCCATCAAGCACTCGACAATATTATAAGACCTGTTAATGATGCCTTTTGGAGAAACTACTACCCTCCTAATGGTTGGAGGTGTAGATGCACCGTAATGCAACTATCCGAAGGCACATTGACGGACTTAACTGACTTTGTAAAGCCTAATGACGTACCCGATGAGTTTATGATGAATAGTGGCATTGATGGGTATGTTTTCAAGGAAAAGGGCAAAGGAAAGCACCCTTATTTTGACGTGGCGAAAGGAGATAAAGAGTTAGCGAAACGTAACTTTAATTTACCGATACCTAAGTAATGGCAAAGCAAAGTAAATTTAATTTTAAGCAAGTCGAGAGAGGCGGACGTACAGCGATGGAGCGTGCTATTATTAAAATTGGCAACGAGGCTAAGAATTTCTTTGTTAATACATTTAGAGAGCAAGGATTTCAAGACCAAACATTTCAACCTTGGAAACGTAGAAAGATAAAAGATAGTAAACGTGGAAAATATGACTATACGACAAATGAAGAAACAGGCAAAAGAAAAAGAGTAAAAGGAACGGTAAGAAGTGTAAAAAGCGGACGTGCAATACTTGTTCAAAGTGGTGATTTACGTAAAAGTATTATTCGCGAACCAGTAAACAAAGCACAATTAAGTGTTAAGATTTCAACCGATTTGGTTTATGCAAAGGTGCATAATGAGGGAATTGGCAAAATGCCGAAACGTGAATTTATTGGAAATAGTTACAAATTAAATGAGAATTGTAAAAAAATAGTAATTTCGCAACTTGATAAGATATTCAAATAATGCAATTAGCACTATATAACGCACTTAAAACAAGACTTGAAGCAGTAACAGCTTTAAAGTATGTAGCGTTATGGAATAACCAATTTGAACGTGAGGATGTTAATGTATCATTTAACTATCCATGTGCATTTATTGAGTTTACTGATATTAGTTATGTTGATGATTTACAACTTAGGCAAAGGTGTTCAATGACCGTTAATATTCATGTAGGATTTGAAAGTTACAAAACTGAGGACACAAGTATATTAACGCTAAAACAAACGATTAACTTAGCATTGCATGGTAAATCATTGCCTAACATAACCAAGATGCTAAGACGTTCTGAAACGCAAAATTTTGACCATACAAACATACAAGAGTACATCATAGGTTATGAGATTACAGGGTTAGACGTTGAAAGTGTTAATTTACCAACAACAGAAGCGCAAATTGATACATTAGATTTAAATACAGACCCTCAGATAATAAACTTTACTATTCGCACAGGCTCAATACCTGAATCAATAGTTTTATCAACTGAAACAAACAACGAGTTATTAACAGAAAGTGGTTATGAACTAATAATACAAAAATAAAATGGCACAGCAAAAAATATCAGAGTTAACCTCAGCCTCAACACTTGCAGGAACTGAAAAGATAGTAGTAAACCAATCGGACGTAACAAAAACAGCTACACCAGCGCAAATAAAAACGTATGTTTTAACAAGTGGTGTTAGTGGCACGTTTGCAAGTCCAACAAGTATAACGGTAGTAAATGGAATTATAACAGCAATATCATAATGGCTAGAACAATCGCTCAAATAAAACAAATAATGATTGATGAAAAGAATAGTCAATCAGCACTTAGTGGATTAACCTCAACAAGCCAAACAGCTATTTGGAATTTGTGGTTTTTCATTGTAGCTTCATGTATTGCTATCTTTGAGCAGTTGCAAGATTTATTTAAAGCAGACTTAGAGTTAATAGCTTACAATACACCACCAAACACACCACAATGGACACGCGAAAAAATATTTAAGTTTCAATATAATGCCACAACTCCACAGGTAGCACAATTAAACACGACTACTTTTGTTGTTGACTACCCTATTATAAATACTGCTTTTAATATTATTACTAGGTGCGCAATCGTAACTGAAAACAACTTAAATGTAAGTGTAAAAGTTGCAAAAGCAAATCCGCCAGTAGTATTAAGTGCAGGTGAACAAACATCATTGGAAGCGTATATTGAGACGTGGGGGAGTGTAGGTATTAAATACGTTGTAATTAACCAACCAAGCGACAAATTAGAGGTAGTGGCTGACATTTACTATGATAGTCAATATGCAGCAGTAATAAGCGTAAATGTAGAGGCTGCAATAAATAATTACATGGCTAACTTACCTTTTAATGGAGTGATAAGTAACCAAGCTATTGTAGATGCTATTCAAGCGGTGCAAGGTGTTCAAAATGTAAAACTAACAAGAGTATTGGTAAGACGTAACTCAGTTGCTTATGGTGCTGGAGTTACATTGTATAATTTAGCCACAGGTGTTGATGCGGTAAAATATCAAACGTATGCAGGATATGTAGAAGAGGAAACAACCGCCTTACATGATTTTGGAACAACATTAACTTACATAGCACAATAATGAGTTATATTGTAAATACTGATAATTTTGCCGATAACTTTGTACCTCCTAAAAAAAGAAGTACTCAGATAGTAGCATGGTGTAAGACGTTAGTTTATCCGTTGCAAGTATTGTATAATACATTGTTTGGAACGTATAAAGATGGTAACAATGCGGCTGCTTATAATGGTGCAACCGCTTATGTGATAGGTAATCAAGTAAAATATGTTGACAAGTCTATTTATGAGTGCTATGTAGCAACCACAGGCAACATACCAACAAATGACAGTTATTGGTTTAAGGTGCAGGATAAATTTGTAGGTATTGAGCCACGAATGAAGTACTCTTCGCAATGGTTAAAGTTAGAGTGGGCACTAAATGAGTGGTTTGGTACTACCTTTGTAAATACGCCAGGCGCAAGTAATATTTACATCGACAATAATAATATTTTTGACACTACCTTTTGGGTTGGATTTGATGAGAGTGAAAGTAGCTTAGTAACTTATAACAATGTTGATACGTATGGATGGATACAAGCGCAAGACTTAACTAACCCTGACTACTATTTCACAATTAACGTACCTATTGCGGTGGCGAACGCATTAACGACAGAAACAAATAACACAATACCTAATATAAGTAGCAACAGGGCTAATATCATTAGGGCTTTAGCAGATACTTATGTACTTGCAGGAGTAAAATATAACATAGTAACTTATTAAAAATTATATAAAATGTTAACAGTAAAAACAACAGATATAGCACTAGGTGCTGCAATGCCTTTCAAAGCATTTACATTAGATTTTTTACAATTAAATGAACTTACTAATAATAAATTTATATTAGAAACTATATTAAATGGTTCATCATCTAGTTATTATGTATGTTATGGATTACAAAACACTATTGTAGGCTCAATAAATACCATAACAAGTGGATTAGTCTATTATCAAGGTTCATTTTATTATGTAACTGGCGCAACAATAACATTAGGTGTAGGACAATCAGTATATTTAAACCTAACTGAGACGTTCCCATATATTAGTGCTGCTGCTGACCCTGTTACGTTTAGTGATGGTACTACTCACAATGTATATGCTGGAATTACTTTAGTTTTAGCAAATGCAACAAGTGGTACGGTTGCTTATAATAGTTTAATATTTCTACAAAATCCAACAAGGCAAGTAGGCACTATTGCAACAGCGCAATGGCAAGATGGCGCAGGAGGTACAACATTTAACTATTACAAAGTACCTTTTAATAAATTGGTTATTGATACTCGATTACAAAAAGCAAGCGCAGGAACAGCAACTATAATAACTTTGCCAGTAGGCTACAGACCTACATCTGATAGATATTTTACTACTTTAGGTGGTACAGTAAATAATACTTTATTGAAATTCAAAATAGATACCTTAGGAGCAGTAACATTTGTGCAAGCCTTTGTTAGTGCGTTAGGTGTTGGTACAGGCGATATATACGATGTATATGTTGAGATACCTTTGTATTAAAACCTTTCTTTTTTCTCTTCGTAATACGAAGCGAAGATTGTTCTAGCAAGGTCAGATTCTTTGATGCCAGTTTTTATAATTTCATCAAAGAATTTTGCTTTTACAGAGCCTTTTAAATCACACGTAACACGTGCCTTAGCTGATTCGCGCTTTTGTTGTGGTGTCATAATAGTCTAATAATAATTGCTTATAGGTTGGTAAATTGATTTCAATTTCACTTTCTAAACATTCTTTTGGTTCTAAATGATAAGACACATAACTATTAGCCTTATGTTTTAACCACTCTTCATCATGCACTAAATCATAAATTGAATAAGCAATCAAACATACATTGTCTTTGTAGTATTTGTGCGCATACGCTAATAAATTATGGTTATTAGAGTGTTTAAATTGCTCTTTGTGTATTTGTATGTGTTCCATTTGTTACAACTATTTTTTACAAATGTAGTTACAAAAATGAATAATGCAAATAACCTATAATATTTTTGCATTGTGAAGAAAGAATTATCATTTACAAACGTAAGCAAAGGTACTGCAACAATGCTAATCTATAAAGAGATTGGTGATGGTGGCATTGATGGTGCTGAGTTTGCAAATGAGGTACAAATGATAAATGAGTATTGGGCTGATGAAGTAAAATGTATTAATGTACGTATCAATTCGCCAGGCGGTTCAGTGCAAGATGGTTTAAGTATTTGTTCTGCAATTCTTAACTCAGAAATACCATGCGATACTTATATAGATGGTATGGCTTACTCAATGGCAGGTGTAATTGCAATGTGCGGACGTAACAGATACATGGTTGACTACGGTACTTTTATGATGCACAATGCACAAGGTGGCTCAGATGAGAATGTATTAGATTTAATTACTAATTCACTTGCTAAAATCTTTGAAAGAAACACTAATCTAACAATGGATAAGTGTAAGTCTTTAATGGCTGCTGAAACATGGATGGATAGTTCACAATGTTTAAATATGGGATTGATTGATAGTATAATTAATACTAACAAGCAAAAACCCGAAGTAAGTAATAATTCTATTAAAGAACTATATAATTTTTATAATAAATTAATAACTAATAAAATGACAAATTTAACTAACCTATTGAAGTTAAGCAATGATGCTTCTGAAACTTCAATCGTTGAAGCGGTAACTGCTAAAGATACTGCTATTGAAACATTGCGCCAAGAAATAGAAGCTAAGAATGCTGAAAAAGCAGAATTAGAAAATAAATTGAAAGATTTACAAAATACTATTTTAGAGCGTGAAACTGCTGACAAAGTAGAAGTGATTGAAAACGCTGTAAAAAATGGTTTGATTGATGCAGCCACTAAGGACATTTATGTAAACTCTACTAAGACAATTACTGAGTTAAAAGAAGTGTTTGGTAAATTAAAGCCAGCATACACACCAGTATTCGATAACAAGGTATTACCAACAAATGCACCTGCAGGACGTGAAGATTGGACTTTTAGCGATTGGTCAAAGAAAGATGCAAAAGGTTTAGCAGAAATGCAAAAGAATGACCCTACTACATTTGCTAATTTGTTAGCGGTGTTGCCAAGTAACTTATCACCAAACTACAACGCATCAACAGACTTAAAATTTTAATCATGGAAGCAATTTGGGAAGCAAATCCAACAATTACTAGCTTATTCGTTTTTGAAGATGGCAACTGCTTTATAAAACATAGTGATGCAGCAAGCCACGCTAAGACTACAGGCAAAGGATACAGCATAGTACAAAAAGAAATCATTGAAGATAAACCAACTAAAACAAATAAAAAATAATGGCAACAATAAACAATCCATTTGGCGCAACAGGTACACTTACCATTGCAGCAACAGGCACAACAGCCGCAACAATTAGCAACAATGAAACAGTTGTTACATCGTTAACTACTTTAACAGGTAACGCAACCCTTGACTTAACTCTTTCAAGCGAGTTAAAAGCAGGTGCATCATTACACATTAAAGTAAAAACAACAGGAACTGAAACATTTACTTTTGGAACAGGTATTGATGGTCCAGTAGTAACAGGTGTAGCTGGTAAAACTTGGGCTCAATCATTTTGGTATGATGGTACTATCTTTTTACCATGTGGCGCAAAAATTCAAATTGATTAATAACAACTAAAAACAAATAAAACAAAATGGCTTTAATAAAAGAAATTTGGGTGGCAGATGTTCAAGAAGCATTAAATAGAAATGCTGATTTCCTGCCTTATTCTATTGACGATTCAGCTTATGTTGCTTTCGGCACAGTACACATTCCACAATCAGGGAGTAATCCAACGGTTGTAAAAAATCCTGCTACTTTTCCGCTACCAATTAGCGAAAGAACGGATGCAGACCGCACTTATGCTTTAAATCAGTTTGCTTTAGAGCCTACATTGATTACAAATTTAGATGAGTTGCAAATCTCATACGACAAACGTCAATCAGTTTTAGGACAGCAAATTACAACTCTTACTCAGCGTATTGGTGATGAGGTTGCTATCTCATGGACTGCAACAGGTGCTTCAAACATCGTATCAACATCAGGTTCTGCGGTAGGTACTGCACTTGCTCCTGGTGCTACAGGTACTCGTAAGGCGGTAACACTTGCCGACATACAAGCACTTGCACAGAAACTTGATAAAGATAACGTGCCACGTAGCGGACGTAAATTGTTAATGTCAACAGATATGTTTTGGCAATTATGCAGCATTGACAATGTAATCAGAGGTTCATACAATGCTTTCCAAACATCACAACCTAACGTATTACAAACAGGTATTGTAATGCAGTTATTTGGTTTTGACATCATGATAAGACCAGTAGTATCAGTATTTGCGACAGGCGCAACTTCACCAAAGGCTTTTGGTGCTGCGACTGCAACAACTGATATGCTTGCTTGTATTGCTTTCCATTCAACAACTGTTAGACGTGCTTTAGGTGCAATGAATCCATTATACGATGCAGGTTCAAACGGAAATGGTAAGCCTGAGTATTTAGGTTCTATCTTTAACATGGAAGTAATGTTAGGTTCTGCAATAGGTAGAGATGACATGAAAGGTGTTGCATCATTGGTTCAAGTAGCTTAATTAATTATATTTTTAACTTAAAAAGCCTACCCGCTATTATGTAGGTAGGCTTTTTTTAATACTAAACAAAATGGCGTTACCAAATATTCAATTTAACAAGAGTACATCAGGACTTGGACGAGCATTGCCAGGTACTGACTATATAAGTGGCATGATACACTATTATGCTAGTGGTGCTACATTACCAACAGGGTTTACAACAAGCGACAGAATAAAAAAAATATTCTCAGTTGCTGATGCGGTTGCTTTAGGTATTACAAATACATCATTAGGTGCAACTGCTTCTACAGCTACCGATACCATCACAACTAAATTTACTGCTGGTGATACTTTTAAAATCACTTGCAACACAATCGATGGAGTAAGAGCAGGAGTGCCAATTACGTTGTGCGACTTTACTGCGGTAACTGCTGATGCGGTAAGTATTACAACAAGCGCGGATAGGATAAGCGCAGAAATAAACGCAGGAACACAAACACATGGCTTTACTGCTTCAAATGCGGTTGGTGTTGTTACTATTGTAGCACCAAAAAATCAAGGTATATTTTTAAACTCAGGTACACCTTACGTTGTTACTAAAACAGGTGCAGTTGCTCACACATTAGTTCAAAATGTTGTGGTAGGTGTTGCAAGTTGGATTGATACTTTATACTACCACATTGCAGAGTATTTTAGAATACAGCCCAAAGGCGAATTGTATGTAGGACTTTATGTTGAGGAGGCAAGTACTTATGTATTTGCTGATATTACAACAATGCAAAACTACGCACAAGGTGCAATAAAGCAGTTAAGCGTATTTGAAAAAAATGTTGCTTTTAGTGCAGCTTTATGTGCAGCTTTACAGGCAATAGTAAATGCGAATACAGCAGTTTACAAGCCTTTAGAAATCATTTTAAATGCTGAGATTAGTGCAACTGCTTCAGTGGCTACATTAGCGGACTTATCAACACAAACTGCACCAAATGTAAGTGTATGTATTGCACAAGATGGCGCAAATGATGGCAATTATATTTATTTAGCAACAGGTAAAACGGTTGGTGCTATTGGTGCTATGTTAGGTGCTATTAGTTTGGCAAGCGTACAAGAAAGCATTGCATGGGTATCAAAGTTTAATATGGCTTTAGGTAGCGAGTTAGATACTATTGCTTTTTCAAATGGTCAGTTATATTCAGCACTTGCAGAAAGTCAGTTTGAAAGTTTAAACAATGAGGCTTATGTATTTTTGCGTAAATTAGTTGATATAAGCGGTTCATATTGGAGTGATAGCAAAACTACTGTTGCGCCTACTTCTGATTACTCTACGATTGAAAATAATCGTGTTTATAACAAGATTACAAGAGTAGTGAGAGCAAATATGTTACCTGCGTTAAGTGGCAACATTTATGTAAATGCAGATGGTACGTTAAGTGCTGGCTCAATAGGGTACTACGAAACATTAGCAAATAACCCATTAGTACAAATGCAAGCGGATGGCGAAATATCAGCACACAAAGTAATTATTAACCCAAACCAAGATGTTTTGGCAACTAGCACACTTGAACTTACATTGCAAAATGTACCTGTTGGAGTGGCGCGAATTATCAAGATTAATGTTGGATTTGTAAAATCAATATAAAAAAATGGCATTTAACGGAATCCCTTTAGTAAATGGTAAGCAGTATGAATATGCTGATGTTACTATGATAGTGTTAGGCACTCCAATATTAGGAGTTACCAACATTGAGTATGGAGAAGAAGATAACATTGAGAATGTGTATGCTACAGGACGTTATCCTATTGGACGTGGTTACGGACAGATAACACCAATGGCAAAGGTTACAATCTTAATGAATGAAGTTATGAATATTGTGAGTGCTGCACCAAATGGCAGAATACAAGATATTCCTGAGTTTGACATTATTGTTACTTACACAGATGTAAATCTTATCCCGGTAGTTCACAAAATTAGAAACGTGAAGTTTAAGACAAACAAAATTTCTACTGCAACTGGTGATACTTCAATACCGATTGAAATAGATTTAGTTCCTTCACATATTGAATATGTTTAAAATGTTTTGTAATATTGCAAAATAAATTTTAAAAATATGACAATAGAAGAAATTAAATCAAAGTATCCAAATAGCGACATTTGGACGTTAACGGTTAACTCAAAGCGTGGCGAGGCTATCACAATTCATTTGCGTGAGTTGGATAGGATAGCTTTTAAATCAGTGAGTGCGTTAATTGCAAAAGATGAGTTGTTAGGTGTAGAGAGTTTTTTAAAGACTTTGCACGTTGGAGGTGATGAGGTAAGTAAGATTACGGATGACTTTTCAGCGTTGCGAAGTGCAGCAATCACTATCTTACCAATGTTACAAGCAGAAGCAGGTGAGTTAAAAAAAAATTAGATTCTGCAAAGCAGTTATTGGAAACGGATGAGTTTGCACGTCAAAATGCGCTTATCCGTTTTTATTTGAAAGTCAATCCCGATGATTTGAATGATGATGAGTGGTGTTTGGCAGTTGAGCAGGTTATGTGGGTATTAAAGTTTAATGGAACAATAGAAGTAAAAAAATAATGGCAAATACAGGTGTTGAATATGTACTGAGTTTAAAAGACTTATTTACGTCCAAAATAAAAGGTGCTACAAGTCAAACTGAGAAGCTAAATAATGCAGTTGGTAAAACGCAACGTGCTTTTTCAAGTTTAGGTGCTGCTGTTGGTGTTGGTGTAGGTATTGCTGGTGTTGTTGGTTTTGGTAAGGCAGTTGTAGATTCATTAAAAAACTACGAATATTTTTCATCTTCATTGCGTACATTGATGCATGGGGATGCTCAAACAGCAAAGGCATTAGAAACGCAATTAGTTTCATTAGCAGCTAAAACACCATTTAGCTTAGTAGAGATTCAAGATGCAACAAAACAATTATTAGCTTATGGTTTTAGCGCAGGAACGGTAACAAAAAACATATCAATGCTTGGCGATGTTGCAAGTGCGTTAAAAATACCATTTGGCGATATTGCATATTTATATGGTACTTTAAGAACACAAGGCAGAGCGTTTACAAAGGATATTATGCAGTTTACGCAACGTGGTATTCCTGTTATTTCTGAATTGGCAAAGCAGTTTAAAATTACGGATGGTGAGGTAATGAAACTTGTTGAAGATGGTAAAATTGGTTTTGCTGAAGTTGAAAAAGCATTTCAATCAATGACTGCTGAGGGTGGAATGTTTTTTAATATGATGGCAGAACAAACAAAAACTGTAGGCGGTCAATTAAGCGCATTAGGTGATAATTACGAGCAGTTAAAAGTTAATATTGGCAAAAGTCAAACAGGTATTATTGCAAGCACAGTAAAATTTGCAAATAATTTTGTTTCTATTCTTAGCAATATGTTTGGTAGAGCTAATCAAGAGGCGGAATACTTTGCTAAGTATGGTGCAGAGAAATTTAGTTTTTGGGAAAAGTTAAATGTAGGTGAAAATTTAGGGGCGCAATCAGTTTTTTCAAGGTTTCAAAATACGCTTAATAAATTGTACGTTGAAACACCTGCTAAAACATTAACCGAATCGAAAAATAAATTTAATGAGTTAAGAAATTTACTTAAAAATCAAAAAGTAGCATTTGACAAAGGTGAAATAGACTTAAAAGAATATACAAGAAATAGAGCCGCTATATTAGGAACTATGGATGCTGTAAAAGGCGGTTTTGATTTAATGGCAAATCCATTAGCCCCAAAAGGTAAGGCAGCGCAAACAGCAACAGATGTAGCAAAACAAAAAGGTGGCACGTCAACATCAGCAGTAGAAAGTAGAGGTGTTCAAAACTTTAATATTTCAATTAAATCATTAGTTGAGAAATTAGAGTTTACAACTAACAACATGAAAGAAAGCGGAGCAATTTTAAAAGAAGAAGTAGCAAAAGCACTAATAGAAGCAGTTAATGATTTTCAATTAATGGCAACAAAATGAGTTTACAATTTATCATACCACAACCTTTAAAAAAGGTTACTACTCAAACACTAGCAAAAGGTTTTGGCTTACCATTGGTGCAACGTGCATTGATAGGGAATATTGAGGCGCAACCGATTGATAAGCATGAAACAAGTAAATTTGGCACACCTGTATTTGATGATTTATATATTGAACGTCCAGAGT